CAATTACATTCTCTTGGGAAGTAAGTACTACTCCGGTAGCAGTAGAAGGTCATAAACCGACTGCAACTCTTACGATTGACAGTACTACAATTTCTGCAGTACCATCACACTCTTCGAACTCCTTCGGATAAGTATAAGCCTCAATTGTAGCACCGAACTCTTCAGCGGACATTAAGTTAAGATACTTAATATTATCGGCATAAAGAGCGGTTGGTTCTGCTCCAGAAGGGTTTTCGTTTACGGCAGTAAGACCGTTCCATGCAACACCATTCTGGTAACTTCCGCCAGAAAATGGATAGAGTACGCCTCTATCAACACCAGTTTCGTAAATACGCTCACCGGTTTTATCCCAAATAAGTTTCATAGGGTAATTCCTCCTTCTTAGTAATAAAGATTAAATACGTAATGATTTAAATTATCAGCTGTATAATGCCTCTCAAAAGAGCAATACGGTAATTGCTGAACTTTATCGAGTATCTTACTATCTGGATTTTTATCTATTACGATTAGCGTGTAACTTTTTGTATATCCATATAATCCGTTATTAGCGCGTAATGGTTTTCCATTATTTCTCGAATATCGAATACATGGATAATTCATCTTAACGGATTCGGGAGGCTGAAAATACACATTCCTGCTCTCTAATAGATTTTCAAGAAGAGTTTGTAGCTCTATTCTATTAGCCATTATAGACACCTCCCAAATTCAACTTCAGTCTCGGATGCATCACTTCAACACTTTTAACTTTCCATAAAGTATTATTCCACTCGACATACCTTATGGTGTGGAAGTTTTCGTAGGAAAATGAATCGGCTACGATACTAATCTCATTGTTAATAACAAGATTATCATTCAAAGATTCAGCTGTTTCATAACGTTTTGTTATGCGATTAAAATCACCATAGTAATAACGTTCAGTTTTTACTTCAGTGTATACACCAGGAGCTGTTTCCTGAGTATCTATGTAGCCGACCATTCCATAAAATTTTGCCATTTTGAATTTACTCCGCCTATTAGGTTGAAACCGAATCAATTAAAGGATCGCCGAGTTTATCCTTAATCGGTTCTTCGATAGAATCGAGAATGGCTCCAACCGGAGTTAGTTTTTTCCTGTCACGTCTTCCTCAAGCGCAATTGCAGATTTAACTCTAGCAAGAGCTCCAGAAAGTCTTGTCTCGATCAGGAACTTCTCCTGGTTGAAGTCGATATCAAACTGATTGAATCTTGTAATTTCGCCGCCCTTTGTAGAACCCATATAGTAGTCAGCAAGGTTAACGAAAAGACCAAGCAGTTTCTTATTCTTAGCATCAGATGTAGTTCTTACCTGACCCTCGAACTGTTCTACAGTATGAATCTCATTTACATTAAGAGCTGCTGCAAGATCTGCTTTAGAATTGTAAATACGTCTGCCGTTCATATCACGAGCAAGAAGCATTACATTAAGCAGATGAGGTGTACAGTAGAAATCAAGAGATCCAGATCCCTTATACTGCTCACGAGCATAAAGAGCTGCGGAAATAATAGCTTCAGCATAAATGTAATTCTCACCAAAGTTAGCAGCTGTATCAGAACCCTGAAGCTCTGATGTAGCCTTATCGATATCAACATCAGCATGAATTGTATAAAGCTCATTATCAGTCCAGATAGGACGAATATGATCTTCAGTAATCTTACCATCAGCACCAATGGAACGACCATCGCCAATCATGATGGCACGAGCAACTTCCTCATTAAGAAGCATACGCATAATCGCATACTCATACTGAACAACATCGAAATCAACGATATCAACGATATCATCACGATCAAGCTTGTCTTTGATGTATACTGTCTGAGGGTCAGTAGTTCTCTTGATGAGAGCTGCAACTTCCATCTCATCTTTCTCAGTACCTTTCTCATAACCAAGTGCTCTAAGGCTTGCACTACGCACATCAGTCTGACGAGTACGGATACGGCTAATAGGACTCTTATGTACTTTCTGAAGTACTCGGTCGATCCAACCCTGATCTCTTGTTACAAGTTCAGGAGCACCAGCACCTACAACATTCTTATAGTCCGGGAAGAAATCAGAGATATCTTCAAATCCGTGTGCAAGTGTATCCTTATGATTTTCTGCATAAATAGCCATAGCATCTCTAAGGCTTCCTACACTAGAAGTCTTTGCAAGTGCGATAATCTGCTGCTGATCAGCATGGCTGAGAACATTCTGCTGCTGAGTAGACTCATTGTCAAATACATTGTGTTTCATAGTTTCATTTCCTCCTTCAGAGTTTTCTTCATCTTCATTATTTTTAGTTTCAGGTACGACCTGATTTTTTGCCATTTCGCCAAGCATAGCAAAAACGGCTTTCTTCTGTTTATCAGTACATGTGTCGAAGATTTCTTCTAATGTTTCTTCGGATTCATCTTCCTCCACATTCACGGCTGGTTTTTCTTCCTCTTTTTCATCCTTGTCTGCGTGACAAAGTTCAAGAGTCATACCAGTATAAATTCTTGCTTCGTCTGCACATTCTTCTCCATGCTGCATAACAACATCAATAAATGCTCCTGGATTCGCTCCAGCAAGAACAAGGCTAACTTCCTTAATAGCACCATGCAGAACATTTGCGCCATGCTGTTTAAGTTTGTTAGCATAGATTGATAATGCGTTAACATCACCATGTTCGATTAACAATTTGGCTGTCTTTCCGGCATCAGTCTCGTTGAGAGTACAATAAGCATATACTCCCTCTTCGCGATTTTCTAACAAAGCATGTCCTAATACTCTGTCAGGATCGTCATGCTGGTGACCCCAAATAAGTGGCACGGTCTGTCCGTCATTATCTTTGAATGCATCTTTCATGATAGTTCTACCATCAGAGCATACAAGATTATTTCGAGTAGCCCAGCCACCGAAATCAAACTTCATTGCCATTTTGATTTTCCTCCTTACTCACAACTTTTTCTTCAGTCACTTTAGGTTCGTTTCCATCTTCTTTTGGCTTTGATAAGTTCTTATTACGTAACTCGTCTGCCTCAGGATCATCTGATGGTTTCCATCCAATTACTTGTCGCATTTCATTAGAAGTAGCGATTTCGTTTCTTGTAAATTTGTCAGCAACTTCTGCAATATTGCTAACTGTTACAAGCTTGAATGGGTCTCTGAAGAATAGAATTGATTGTTTTTGTGACCGAGCAGTTTTTGTTAAAAACTTCCTTTTCATTTCATCAACAATTGCCGATAAGATAGGTTCAATTGTACGATTGTAATAGTTGAGCATTGTCTGCTCGTCGGCTGTTCCATCAAGAATACTCTGAGTGATACCTAACTGGCTGAAAAGCATACTCGTCAGGTATTCAATCGTCGACATCAAGTTGTTATCAACCGCACGATTTAACTGTGTTATCCTTTCTGTTCCATCGGTATATGCAATACCATACTTAGAACCTGATAACTGCTCTTCTATTAATTGTCGCCTTGCTTCGGCTTGTTGACGTCTAGCTTCTGTTTTAATTACATAAGGTAACTGAATAATTAAATCGAGTTTACCAGAAGCACTCTGTTCATCGATTACATCCAACAGATTCAACTTACGAATCAATCTCTGTAAAGTTGAGTTTGGTTCGTTCATTACCGCATATAATGGATTTTCAATAATCGCAACTGATTTCTTAGGAAGAAGAACATCCTCCTTTAATCCAGTCTGCTGATTATACAAATTCACTCTAACATGCTGAGGATACCAATCGATAATTCTTCCAGTTCGCATGGTTTCAATAGAAAAAGAACCTGTCTCTGGATCGATATCTGTATCAGTTGGAACAATTGCCACACAACCTTCATCCAACATTGACATAACCACATCTTGAATAAAAGCTCTACCAGTCTGATCAAGATTTGCTTCAAGAGATAAACAATTGTTCAAATCTGAATCGATAATTTCTTTGAATCTATCATTCTTATCTAAACGAACATGTTCAATCTTACATGCCGCTGAATCCAATGCAATTCGATTTAATACCGAAGTAACGATAGAACGTTCATTACCTCTTGAAAATCTCGGTCTGTCTGGTCTATTAGCATAGCCGATTCCAATATTTTTAAAATAATTAGTCGGGTCTTTATTCATAGTAAACGCATTCCAGGCATGTCGAAGCCTGGTACTAAATGAAGCCATTAATTTATCCTCCTTTTAGGCATAAAAAAAGAACCGCTTTTACACGGTTCCATTTCCTGCAGTTATTATCTTTTATCCGCTAATTCCATAGCGAGAACGGAGATTGTTTCATCATCAACGTCTTCTCCATTTTCTATGAAATCCAGAATAATCTGTTGATCAACCGGATTATCTGCATATGATAAAACTTCAATAATAAAGTTATCATTATCATAAATTTCTTTTAATTTCTTTCCAAGCTTTACAGCTAATTCGTCACTTACCATCGTTAATCCTTTCTAACAATCCTGTCATAGTATCTGGAATCTTTCGTTTACCGATAACTCTGTAAGTATCATCGAAATGATTTTCAAATGAATACATATAATCACCGATTGGTTTTCGTATAATCGTTTTCAACTTTTCTTCTTTAGTAATATTTGTACGAAGTTCACTCATAACATGAGCATATTCCTGAATGCTAAGATGAACAGTTTTACGACTACCAGCTCTTTTGGCAAAATACTGTAAATTCATTTTAACACCTTTGCTAATTTTATCAACTGAATCTTTCGATTTACGAACACCCAACTTCATACCTTTAATACCATGATGTGATAGTTCATTTTGATTATTTAGAAACTCATTTACAAAAGTTATTACATCTTCAGATGGCGTTTTTAAGTCTTTGAGCTTTTTCGACATCAAGGACTCTAAACATTTAGGAAGCTTATCCAAAATCATATCCTCCTTAATCAAAAGCATCTCTATTCTGTTTAAAAGCGATATAAGCATCCATCATTGCAGCAACAGCATCAATCTTTTGCTCATATCTCTTCTTTAATAATTTACGGTTACCATTCGTATCTTCTAAGGTTATACAGTTACCCATAGCAAATGTCATTAAATCTTCATCAAACAATAACATTCGTTCTTCTGAAAGTTTCTTCAATTCACCTAACGGAACTGATTCTGTTTTGGCACCCTGAATTACTTTAACAATTCCAAATGGTCCATTCTCGGTTTCCCATCGTGCTACAAATTCTTTTGCATTATATGGGTCAAAACCGAACGCACGTACATCATATCCACATTCAGCTATATGATTATCCAGATCTTCATAGACTTCCATCATATCAAGAACAGTTCCGTCTAAAACAATCAAACTCCCCTCGTTCATGAATTGATCATATTTCACTCGCATTGCTGCCGGAAGTTTCATTAATGTTAATGATGATATATAGTTTCGTGTTTTAACGCCAAATGAACCATTAGATAATGGAAATAAGAAAGTAAAAGCACAGAAGTCATCACCCTGAGATAGGTCAGCACCCAACGAACACGGCATCTGCCAGTAATCTCGTTTTCGATGTGGTAAAGTTTCCTCATATGTGAAATAATAAGTATAACCTTCCATCGGTATACCAAATCGTTTAGCTAGTATATCATTTCTTGCTGCTGGGGCTTTTTCAGCTCGTTCGACATCTAACTGATAAGTTTCATAAGAAACAGTCTTTCCGATATTGGGATTAGCCTTAGGCCACATATCGGGGTCTCCAACTTCATCTATACTATCAAGCTTGTACCACCAAATGGAAACATGAGGATTGATGTATTCTCCCTTTAGGATATCAGCAAGCTCCATTTTGATTGTATCACCTGCTCCATTTCGAACAGTACCCTCAGAACTAATCGCAACAATAATGTAGTCGTCTACTTTTGAAGCTCCCTGCTCAATTGCTCCAATTACATCCTCTCTAATATCTCCAGATAACCACTCATCAATGGTGGCAACTTTTACCTGAAGTCCTTGCAATTTTGCAATATTCATCGGACGAATTTCAAGCAAAGAACCAGTCAAGAAATTTTCAATACCCTTCTTCGTTGACGCTAATTTCATACGATTAGCTCTCGAACCTGAAGTATTCTGTAAAGAACCTTCCGTCAAGAATTGAAATAGCGGACCTCTCGCTCTTGTAATGGACGTTCGAATCGGAGATAAAACCTCTTCTGCCTGTTTCATAGTTGGAGCAGTTGTAATCTGATGAGTAGTACTCGTATCAACATTTAAGAAAAAGTTCTGAAGACATGAACCATACATAGATTTTGCTGCACCTCTGGCAACTATCAAGTACTGCTTATTAATCAGTCTTTTCTTAATTGTTTTACGAACATACTTTCCGCCATGACCATTTTTATTAGGAACATATACACTTCGTTCTACAAAGTAATACCATCCAAAAATCTGTTCTCCCCAAAGTTTGAAACTGTCTAGCAAATTCATATCAGAACCATCAGTTAGTGTTAGTTCATTTTCGCAATATGCTATCCAACCTTCAACAGCTTCGTCATCATAATAAACACCTGGATTTGCAATTAAATCATCAATACGATTCATCTCCATTGAGATTTCTTTACATACTGGTATTTCGCCTCGAATTACGGCATCTCTAAACAAGCCGTAGTATTTTGGTGTGGCTGTATTAGATAATGCCATTATTCTTTTCTCCTTTATTCACAATTGATTCTTACTTGGTAATGGATTATAATTAAAAGATATGGAGGTGTATGTGAATGAAAAATACTTTACTTTCACGAGAAGATGTTTTAGAACGAATTGGTGCTACAGATTTTAGAAGCATCAAACAAGATCAACTCATTCGCTTTGTTTCTTCTATACCTGAAATGGATAAGGAACTTGCGATTAAATGCATTGAACAGTTTCCAGAATTTAATAAATATTCTAAAGAAATAGTTTCTCAGTTAACAGTACTTTGCGATAATCTTGTAAAAGAACAAAAACATAGTTATAATAATGTTATTGAATCTTATAAACTAATACTTGATGATTTGCATAATATGTTAGAACAATCAGATATCTCACGAGAAGAACGTGAAATAATTATTGAAAAAATGGTAGATATCGCCGATAAAATATCTGACGAACATCATACTTATTCTAAATTTTTACAAAACAATTTCCGCATAATAGGCAGTGTTATCGGTTTAAGTATGGTTCTCGGGGCAGCAATACTTGGGGTCAATATTTATGATCCTAAAAATAATTAATTATTTCTTTTTAGGTCCTCCATTAAAAATTGCATTCCCAAATTCTACCGGATCAAATTCTTTTGTTACTGCGTATTTTCCTAAATACAATAAAGATCCTATTCCAGCTGTGGTGAGTGTTTTTCTTCCAATCGATGACATAATTTCTTTCACAAAACGCTCACCATCATTTATAGTTGCTTTATCAAGATCTTTATATCGTTTCTCCATCTCCAATCTCTGGATTTTAGCAGCTAACTCTTTATCTGACATACTTTTTATTTGTTCTCTACTAACGCGACCATTCTTTTGTAAATTTTCACTTTGTTTTTTAGATGATGTCAAAGCGTGTGCTTTTCCTGCAGAAGTTAACGAACCATCTGCATTCTGATAACGTCTTACTCCCCAATGCATACCTTTAATGCCATGATGAGATAATTCATTACTCATAATTATTCCTCCGTTTCTTTATACTCTGCAGCAACATTTAATCGCCACTCCAGTTCCTTAATCTGTTGATTCAAAGATTCAAGTAATGCAGACATTGTTGGTGGATCAAACATTAATCGAACCTTTTGATACATGTATGATTTAACGTCATTCAGTTTTAAATCATCTTCAATGTATTCATCCCATGTTGTCTCCTTATCACTAATCGAAAAACCCTTCTTAGGACCGACACCCAATTGTGTCAGTACTGAGAATGTCGAATTAATGTGCATAATAATGTCCACATCGAAATGCTCGTATTCTTCACCAATACCGAGTACTTTTTTTACCGATGTTAAAATGCTTTCCATATAATTCCTCCTTAATGTCGCCAAGGACAAGTGTCATTCTTCTTTCTTTCAATAGGTTCTTTCGCAAGCATCTTTTGATTTCCATAGTGTATTGCATTATGTGTATCAAGCGTTGTTGATATAAGATACTCTGGATTTAATAAGTACTCACTAACATCAACAATATCATCAAGCATTATTGGATTCATATGATGAATTAATATCTTCCCATAAATCTCATATCCTTCAACTCCTAAATCACAACCACAATCTCGAACAATGACCATATCTCGAACTCTCTTCCATTCTTGAGAACGATAAAAATTTTGGTTTATATATCGATCAAAACCAAAAGTGTCTTTTCCAATTGACCCATTCAATTTCAAATATTGAAATCGCTCGTCAAAAGTTGATAGCGACATTAATTCAGAGTATCTTCTAATAATCATCTTCTTCCACATCCTCACTATGACCAGAATATCTCGCCATAGCAGTAATGGCATTCTTACAAAGATCCTCGATGTATTTGTTTTGCTGAGGTTGTTCGGCTTTTACTTTTAACAACTCAGTTTCTCTTATTAATTTCTCCTTTTCGAGTTCAGCTAATGTTGTACCCAATTTCAAGAAATGAGTAATTATCTGAGATGATGCTGTATGATTTCGGATCTGATACTCAGCTTCATCCATTGATAGTGAGATTAGCTGCTTCTCTCTACCTTCACGTGTCATGGCAGGTTTTGGAGAAATATTACTTCGTTCTGGCGAACTCACCTTTCTTGGTCTACCCACCTTAACACTCCTTTCCTACACTTCTTTGTACCTTTTTATATACTTCAAAAAATAAAAGACAATGTTTCACCATACTTTTGGTAGTGTTTAGGAGACTCATAAAATGATACAATCTTCCCCGAAAGGAGAAAGAAAGGGCAAGGTTATCAATCTTATGAGCCTTCCAAGCACCACCAGCTTAAAAACATTTCCCCAAAATATCCCTCTGGAGATTTTTTAAAG